TGAACAGCAGGAGAAGAGCCTTTAACGGTCATCCAACCGCCTCTTCTTTTCCAAGCGTCATATCCTACAATAGTAGAAACTTGGTCGATGTCCTCTCTTGAGTAAACTCTATTTAAAGAGATTAGCCTTCTGCAAAAGTCTCTTGATGTCGGTATAACATCGCCTCCGCTGATGCCCGGTGCTTTCTCATAAGTGTAACGCACTACAAGTTCTGTGTCAAGTCCTGACCTTCTTAACTCTGTAGAGCCTTCCTCTGTAATGTTTAAAATAGCATCGTTAGGAACTATTCTCCCATCGTTAATCATTCTATCTACAGCTTCAGCGATAAGTGCAGAATCTTCTTTAATGTTATTAGCAAGGTCTTGCAAAGTAAGTTGGTTGTTACCTTGTAAGAACTGCAAGATAATCAACTCAAGAGCGGAAGCAAACTGCATTGGCACAGACTCAAACATTTCAGCAGATTCCCCATACTTTGAGAACACTTCCAAGTCTCTGTCATCATCCCAGTTAAAAGGGTTTTCTGTAGAGCAAGAGCAACTCTGCTTTGAGAATTGCACCGTCTCCGTCATTCCCATCTCTTTTCTTGCCTCTGCTTGAGTGATAATGCCCTTCTCAAATAAAAGAACGTAGTCAAGACCGATAGGAGGTTTGTTCTTGGTAATGAGTTTAACAGGTGTGATGTATTTAAAGATAGAAGTTAACGCTCTGTCCATTTGATTCTGTCTTGGCTCAATGTAAGACGTTTGAAAAGCCTCGTAAGCCTCTATAAGCTCACTTCTGCCGCCTAACTGACCTTCTGTCTTGATGCCAAACAACATTGGAGAAGTTACCCGGTGAGCCATCAATATTTCTTGCTGTACGGTCTTATTTAAGATGTCAAATTGCTTATCGAAGTCTGATGGTGTAAGGTTGTTAACGATTGACGGTTGTTCGTTAGGTTCATTGAACTGAATAATGATAGAACCTGCGTTATCCGTTCCGCTAAAATTATCTTTAAATCTTTTGATAGTCTGACGAGCCTCTTCTCCAGATGGATACCCCTTGAATAGCTGTAAAAGGGTTTGTGCAGAGAAACCGCTTTTAATCGAGTTTAAATGGAAGTTTGCTATCTCTGTGTCTATCTCGATATATTTAAGAGCTGACTGATATGGTGCAGTAGGGTATTCGCCTTGACCTGCTTTGTACAACTTAAAGTAAAAAAGTTGCTTATTTTCTCTGGTAAGTGGATTCCAGCAATAGTAGTAAATTGGATCTACTTTTCTATCGCTCCAATCTTCAGCATACAAATAGTGACCGTCAAGAGAATGACGTACATTTTGAAAAGGTAAGTGATAGATTTCAGCTACGGAGGTTTTCGCCTTATTCCAAATAACTTCCAAAGCGAAGCCGTCAAAAAGTTCAAGGTCAGCAGCAATCTTTGCTTTAACGTCATCAAAGGACTCGTAGGCGTTAATAGAAGCAAGTTTATCATTTGCAATGGTTAGTTGCTCTGTGTTGTTGGCGATTACCTCAGTTTTGTCACCTGCGATGTATTGAGCCTTTTGAGAAACTATTGCTCCGTGTTTAGGAGAAGAGTTGTAAAGGTCAATTAACATTTGAGGGTACTTATTATCAGTACCGTAAGTGATATAGTTCTTTGCCTTATTTTCTTTGAAAACAGGTATCTTGCTTTCGGCAAAGTTTATTCTTGCAAATTCTGTCATCTTCCTTGTCCGTTATATGGTTTAGTTGATTTGTGTTTATTCTTGTGTTTGGTATGCCGTCTAAGTTTTTTAGTTGGCTTTGCTTTAAATAAGTTAATCTGCTGCTTTGCCATCTTTTGAAAATAAAAGTAGTAAACCTCCGCCAATAAATGCCGTAAACTCAGTTAATGTTGCTTTTTCAAACCATACAAGCAAAAAGCCTACAGCCATAACTCCTATTCCTAATGCAGTAGATTTCCAATTTTTAAATATACGGTCAATCATTTTCGTAGTTTTTTAATGTAGTAAATAGCACCGAGTAAGCCTGTAACGATTGCAATTAACCCACCGATAGCGGAGATAATAGGATTCCAAGTAGTAGCAATAGAGCTAAAAGCACCTACAAATGATGTTGTAGTTAAAGCGTTAGCGGTTGTATCAGTTAGTTTCATCGAATGGGTTAGGTGTTGGTTTAGGTATGTATTCTCCTTGTGGTAAGTCAAACAACCACATATATTCGGAATCTTTAAAAACCTCTTTGTCTTGCTCGTTGCCGAAAAAGAACCAAGTGCCGTTAATGTCTTGAACGCAGTTAATAAAAAGATATGGCGTGATAAATTTGCCTTGTACCTCGTTTAATTGTTCTTCGGTTAAAATGTAGCCTATCATTATACTTGACGTGAAAGGGTTGTTTGAAATGCCTGTACTGCTGTGTAAAAGTTGGATACTTCGGTGGCGGTTAATCCGTCACCAATTGAGGAAAAAGACATTCTTCCACTCCACCAATACTCCCCGCCAGAACCTTTATTTGATGCACCTAAAAACAATGTTCTTGATGGCAAAGTTCCTCCAGTTGCAACTGATTGTAAATTTACGCCATTTCTAAAAATGCCTAAATTTGATAGGGCGTTCACTTGTATTAGACCAAGGTTATTTACAGCATTACTGGCTGTATTTTCAGAGCCTACGCCGTAATAAATACTCGTGCCACTAAATTGGTCTATAAAAATTCCAGGATAAGTTCCATTAATTCTATCCCCTGCCCCTGACAGGACATTTACATAAACCGACAAATGTGCATTGGATGTTGTTAAATTTCCACTTGCATTTAACCCTGTATTCATATATGCACTACTTCCATTTGGTGTTGCACCTGTACTTGCAAAAGTCCAACCCGTTGTAAAAGTACCTGTAAAACTTGAACTCTTTAAATTTTGCGAACACGCTGCTTGACTTGCCCCTACCATAGGGTAGATGGCTTTCATTTTAGTCCAAATGCCGTAATCTTTTAAGTCCTTTACAAGTTGCAAAACTGCTGATTGCTCCGTCGTAGATAAAGACCCTCCCGCAGTTGTTACTCTATTTACAAAAGCCAAATAATCAGGGTCTATCTGTAAAATTTGACTTCCTACTATACCGTGTGTGCTTAATATCATGCTACTATATCCCCAAATAAATAACTTTCAGTGGACGAAATAAACACCAAAGTCGCACCGCTATATTGAACATTCAACTTCAACTTACCTCCGTTGCTGCGAATTGTCATTCCTGAACCTGCAACTACCGTTGTTTGTCCTGCACCGTATTGAGCCAATAAAATTTGTGTACCTGCTGAAAAAACTGATGCAGGAACGGTCAAGTTATTTGCCGTTGCCACGTTCATCTCGACTAACTTGTCAGCATCGGACAAAACCAAAGTATAGGATGCCGTTTGGCGGTTAGCCACCACCAATTTATCGGTCTTTAATGCCAAGTTTGAAATGGTTGCAAATAATCCCACCGCCCAATCATACACCGCCTTAACTGATGGGTATTTAGTGTTTGATGCTTGGTCAGTAGTTACCGATGTTGATTTGTTAGCCACGTCCTCTTTACTCGCAGCCAATCCACTATACTGACTATTTGTGGCGTTATCGCCTGTATTAGTTCCGCTTGTGTTACCGATAACCGTTAATTGTGCATCGGTTACATAACGCTTATTCGTGCTATCTGCTATGTCTGCGGTGGTTGCATCTGCTCCAGCAGTTACTAAACCTTTCGCATCGTAGGTAATTTTCGTTTTTGTGGCTCCTGTTATCGCTGCGTTTTCGTCAACTTTGCCATCTAACTGCGTCTGAATCGAACTACTTACACCATTAAGATATTGAAATTCAGCATTACTCACACTACCATCAGCCAACTTCGCAGCATCTATTCCACTTGCTACCTTATCATTGTTAACAACACCGTTATCAATAGTCCAAGTTGCTCCACTTGCACTAACAGTTATATCTCCTTTGTCACCGTCAGAAATCCCACCACCACCGCTAATTGTAATATCTCCGCTTCCTAAAAGCGAAGTTCCGTTAATGGTCTTAATGTTAGTCCCACTTACTAAAGTAGCTTGTTTAGCGTTTAAGGCAGTTTGTGTTGCAGTAGATACAGGCTTGTCAGCATCTGAAGTGTTATCGACATTGCCCAAACTTACATCGGACTTATCCAAAGTTACAGCACCAGTTTTACCTGCTACGCTTTGAACAGGCGATAGAGCCTTAATTTGTGTAATGCTTATCTTCTTGGTAGTAGATGCAGAGTTATCGACAATAGGCAGAACGTCATCGTTTGCTATCGTTACAATGGCATCTAAAGCACTTATTTTTTTATCTGGCATTATAGTAGAATTTTAGAGTCATCTTCTTGAAGTAAGAAATCACCGCTTTCCAAAAGTAGATAAGCGATTGTTTCAGGTGCTTCAATTTCGTATATTTTTTCGTTTAGTGTTACGCTGTAACTTGTTCTAACTACATCAAAGTCAACTTTGACTATTCCTTGCTCTACTAACTCGTCAGCGTTTGCAGGAATGACGTTAGTAGGTGAAGTTTGAGCGTAAATCTTGTACTCATACTCACCTGCATCAAGAGTTACCGTTGCACCCTCTGTAATCGCAAATTCGTTGTATCTTTCTTTGTAGTTTGAAGAGTCAGTAAGAATGAAGTTATACTCTACAGCAGTAAGTCTATGCTTTAATGAGAATAAATAAGTAGGGTTTGCAATAGTGGTTTTCTCCGTTAACGTGAGATACCAATTTTTAGACTCTGCCTTATTTATCTGTAGCATTTTATGTAATTAGCAATTTTTCAGAAATGGCATAAAAAAAGGGAGACCGAAGCCTCCCCTTTCCCAATGAAAGAAAACAATATTAGATACCCAAAGCAGTCACAACAGAAGCTTGCAATTTGTATGGTGATTCAGCCTCAATAGCACTCAAAGTGAAATTGTAGCCGTAGTTGTCACCCATTGCAGTACCGGTCTCTTGCGTCATCGCTGTGATGTCACATCCGTACTCTTTACCAACAAGCCAGTAGTTAGCATTGTTGTCTTCTACTACGCAAAATACACGATTTTGAGCGAGAAGTTTCAACTCGTTACGTTTAGTTGTTGCCAACTTGCGTAAACGTGCTACTACGTCTGTTTGGTTAAATACAGTTCCGTTTTCTTGTGATACGTTAGTAGTGGTAGTCATAGAACCAACACCCTTTGGCATCTCGTAAGTATATACGCTGCCAGAAGCGATGGTAGTTGCTGTAACCTCTCCACCGCTAACGGTAAATCCTGTTGATGCAAAGTCTACCAAGTGGATAGCTTTAACGCCTCCTACTGAATCTTTACAATCTAAAGTAAAACCTGCGGTTAAGTTACAAGCCATTTTCTACCTCCTTATGCTAATTTAAACTGAACGATTTGATCAGGGAACGCAATCTGAACACCATACTTCATGGTAGCTCTGAAACGAACTTCATCGTTATCTTGGCTGTACCAGAACTTGTATTCTTCCTCTTCATTTGCAAGGTCAGTACCTACGAAGAAGTTGCTCAAACGACCACAGAACATTCTGTTAGTACCGTTCAATCCGCCTACACCAATCATCTTGATGTTAGTTGCAGGGATGATTAACTCCATTCCTTCGCTGTCAGCAGCATAGTGGAACAAGTTGTTATTTCTCAAAGCAGTAGTGTACTTCTTGAAAGTATCAATACCTACCCAAAGAACCAAGTCATCAGAATCTGCGATGTCAGCAGGAACAGCAGCGTAGATGTTGTCAATCAAATCGTCTACGTTTGCAATAGTGATTGCAGTTGCAGATGAAGTGTTACCTGCGATTGTAGAAGCAGATGCCGCATCGATGATTTTAGTGAATCCGTCAAAACGGTTAGTGTTAGGGTTAGTGTTGCTTGTTGCAGTATCACCTTGCCACATAGATACTTCTAACAATTTAGCGATGTTGTTAGATTTGTCAGTTCCGATTTGAACCTCGAAAGGTACTTCAGTTGGTGAACCTGGAGCGATTTGAGTTTGCATCCATTTAGCCTCAAGGGTTTTAGGACACAAAGTCTCTTCAACTTTGATTTTACCTACGGTGATGTTACGTTGAGTGAAAGTAGTGTTACCTGAAGCGGTGTAACCACAACCATCAGCTTGGAAGTAAACATCTGATGTCAAGATGTTCAATGCCTCTGCTGATTTTACTCCTACTTGAACTTGACCTGCTGCTTGTAAGATAGCGGCAGTTTTGCCACCAAACAAAGACTTAAGTACTAACTCTGTAGACTGCTCGTT